TTCTTTCAATTGGCATATTTTTGATCTTAGAGAAGTCATGATCCCTCTTAAAGCTGCCCAATTTTGCCTCCGCGAGTTAGACACTCAGTCTAACACCATATAGGCAACAGTGCAACGACATGCTATCGTGTTCCACGGACTGCCCGCCTCGTCGCCGGGATACATCAGCGCCTCGCCGCCGACGATGAACGGCTGATCCATAGCGACGATCTGCTCATTGGCTTCTGCATGGAACGGACGGGTGCGGGCATCCTCTGCCGCGATCCATTCCTTTTGCAGCGTGAAGCCGATGGTCTTGGCCACCTGATTAGCCCCGAAGTTAGCAGCGCCATGCGTTTCGGTGCGGGCGATAAGCGCGCCGCGTTGGGCTGAGATCGACGGAACGGCTTTAGCAATGCGCTGCGAGATCTGCGCCACGCCAAGCCCCTCGGCCTGCCCGATGCGGACCTGGGACACGATATTGGCGCGGGTGGTTTCTGCGACGGACGTGATGCGGCGGCGGATCATCTCGCCGAAGATCCATTCATCGGCAAGGCGCATGAAGAAATCAAAGAAGGACTTGGTTTCCAAATCTCGGCCAAATGCCTTACCTTGATCCAGCATGTCATTTCCGAATGCCGTGATGCTGGATCGTGCCATCTCGCGCCAGAGTTCGATCAGGCGCGGGATGGTTTCTTCCGGCAGGTTCGGGATTGATCCCGTGCGCGCGTAGGCGTCCAGCATCAGCCGCATGGCCCGCGCTATTTCGGCGGCCAGCTTGCCGCGATATTCGCGCTCAAGTTTGCGAAGCTGGATCTGCTGCCGTTTGACGTTATTGAGCCTGCGCGCCATAGCCCACCGCCAAGGCGTCCTGTGCGCTTAGGGCTGCATCGCCAAGGGCGATCTGGCCCATGCCGATAAAGACCTGATCCCCGCCATCAATTGGGTCGTATCCCATCGCCTCGCGCTTTTCGTTGATGGTCAGGACCGTTGATGCGTTGACCATTTCCCAAAGCGTGCGGCGCTTGTCCACGATGGCCGGGATTTGGTCCATGTCCGCGCGGATTTCGACGCCGAAGGGTTCGCCGATGAACGCGGTGAACTCTTGCGCCAAGCGATCAACGAGCGGGACAATCGTATCCTCCCAGAACGACAGGCGGGCTTCGGAATAGTTGGAATAGGTGTTGTCGCCGGGAATGCCGAGCAACTGGGGCGGCACGCCGAAGGCAAGGCAGATATCGCGGGCTGCGGAATGCTTGGCCTCGACGATGCCCATGTCAGTCGGCGACAGGCCCATCTCTTTCCAATCTAGCCCACCTTCAAGCAGCATCGGGCGGCCCGCATTGCCGCCGCCTTGATACTGGCCTTCCATCTGGGCCTTGAGGCGGTTGTATTGCTCATCAGTCAGGCCTTCGCCTGATACGAGAGCACCAGACGGGCGGGCGCTGTTTTGCAGCAGCGCCTGCACCCACTTCATGGCCTCGTTGTGCTGATCGATGGCATAGGCTGCGGCCTCGACCGGGGCTTGGCCATACCAATCGTTGAGCGGGTTAAACAGCTTCATATGCCGGATGTCGCTGTTGCCGTTTTCATCAACTGGCCAAGTGACGCGGCGAGAGTTGACCTCGTAGATGTAGGCCTTGGGCGTTCCGTTGGGGCCGGGGACGACCTTCATGCGATCAGGGCGATGGGTGTAGAGTTCGCGCGGCTGGTTGGAAACCATAATCCGCTCGTCGTAGCTATTCCCCGAAATCATCAGATAACCAATCTTGGCTTCGATGAAGTCTCTGCCCGATTGCATGGGGTTCGGGTTATTGATCAGGTCAAGGGCCGGGCTTTGCGTGACTTCGGTTTCGCCGCGAAAGGCGACCCAATGAACGGACGCGACGGCCTCGGCGATCTTGTTGATGGCCTGATAGGCGATGACGTTTCTAACGTAGGCTTCTTCGGCGAATGACTTGTAGTCGCGCGGCGTCCAAACGGGTTGGCCGGGATTGATGACAAGGACGGATTGCGCCTGGCTTTCCTTGACTTCAGGTTTAGCGAACAGTCTTGGCAGCTTCATCTAAACCTCACAGGGCGCGGATGGATGGCGCGGAAACGGGCGTGATCAGTTCTGCAACCGCGTCGAAAAGCGGATCTAGCTGGTCGTCGTGCGCGCCATTTGGGAACACAGAAGCCTCCGCAAGAAAGTCAGAAAGCCATGCGGCCTGTCTGGGTAATAACACGTTTCCCGTCTCTATGCTAGGCGCGGCGTCATATGCCCGCGTTACCTTATCCCGGTCGCGGCCAATCGGGATAACCGGGATGCCTTCGCGCTTGAGCGTTTGGATCAGCCCAGTGCCGGATGACTTGTCTTCGATCTTCATGGCGCGCAGCGGGCCGGGTCCGTCTTTGTGCTTGGCCCAGAAGGCGCGGGCTTGCACGAGGAGTTCCGGCGCTTCCCATTTGCTGCGGATTTGATCGATGAGTATGGCCTGCCCGTTGTGGGTATACCCCCAGCACTGGAAGACGCTGTAATCGTTTTGCGTGCCTGTCTTCTGGGCGGTGTCTGCGAAGATCAGGCGGTGGGATAGCTGCGGGATGGCGGTGTAGTATTGCCACCATTCATCCTTGATGATGCCGCCGCCGATGGGCGCGGGGCGTTGCTGCATTTGGCCTGCCCACGCATAAGATCCGATGGCCTTCTTGTCGCGCTCAATGACGTGGGGCGGAAAGCGTTCCGGGAACATTAATTCGCCTTCGACCGTCCGCGGGTCGGTCCATCCGATGCTGGTGGTGCGGCTGTTGCCAACTTCAAACTCCATTGGGATGCAGAGGTGTTCGTATCCAAGCCCTTCGGACAGGACATAGCCAGACGGGTCGCGCTCATGTAGGCGTTGCATCACGATGATGATGGCGGATGTTGCTGGATCGTTTAGGCGGGTCGGGATGGTTTCGGCCAGCACCCGCAGGGCTGTTTCGCGGGCGGCATCGCTGTGTGCCTTTTCCGGGGAAAGCGGATCGTCAAGCCCGATGGTATGGCCACGGCGGCCTGTCATGCTGGCGACGGCGCAGGCTTGGCGAAAGCCGCGCTTTTCATTCTCGAAATAGAGCTTTTCGTTTTGGTCGCCTTGAAGCCGCAGCGGCCAAAGGCGTTGATACCAAGCGCTGGTAACAAGTTCGCGGGTGAGGCGGTTATCACGGACGGCTAGGCCCTGTTCATGCGCTGCGCCGATGTAGCGATGCCACGGCTGTTGGCATGGCCCCCAGAGCCAAGCGGAATACATCACGCCGACGAGAGTTGATTTTGATGCGCCAGGCGGGACGTTGATCAGCAGGCGGTTGGTTGTGATTTCGCCGCGCGCCAAGGCTTGCAGGTGGTCGCATATCGCGTCCATGTGCCAATTCCAGACAAGGCGGTCCGGGATGATGTGTGGCCATGCGCGCTTGACGAAATATGCAAAGGACCGCGCGCAGAGAATGCGCTCGGCTTCGTCGAAGTCTATCTGCCGTGGGTCAATCGTTCTTTGCAGCATCTTGCGCCGCGATGATTTCGGCCAGTGCTTCGGATGACAGGCTTGATAGGTCGATCTGCTTAGGCGTCATTGATCCATCGCTAGAGGTATGGTCGATCTGATGCCGTTCCCGCCAACCAGCGCGGGTTTTCATCCAGAAGATCATGGCGGTGGTATCGCCAGCCTTGGCCTTGTTGAACAGCGCACCGCCTATGGTCGCGTTGGCCTGTGCGGAGGCGAGATCCAGTTCTTCGCGATAGTGCTTGCGAAGTGTCTTGGCATCGATGCCGATGATGTCGGCGATGACTTCGTGCGTTGTGCCGATGGTGGCGTGCAGCTTTACAAGCTGGCGCTGCGCGTCAGTCGGGTAGTGGGTGCGGTCCGGTGGGTTTGTCATTGCATCACCTTTGGAGCGTGCGGGTCAGTTCTGCCCTGCCGCTCTGGTGGCTGGTCGCCACTGATCGCCTGCTTCGCACGCTTGGGGTATGGTTTAGACAGTGGCAGGATACGCTCTCGCATTTCTGCGTCAAGTGGCATGAGGTATCGGTGTTTTCCGGGAACAGTGACAACGCTTGCATTCGGGTCTCGCCTTCTAGCGCCGTCAATGTTTTGCACAAGGCCAGCCGATCCCAATGTCCTTGGATGCGTCAGTCTTCCATTGATCATATAGAATTTCGCAGCGTCACCTTGGCCACTATAAATCCAGTTCCCGGCTTGATAGATGCCTCCATGATGCCCTTGCGTTGTGTCTGCGAAAGACACAATCAAACGCAGACCTGGGTTTGCGTTGTGCATCCATTTATTAGCGATAGCGGCAATTCTTGACACTGGTGTTTTATGTTTTGTTAAAGCAATCCTCACCAGTTCAATGCATTGATCTTGCTCAAGGCCATATGGCTTACCGAGATTTGGCGTCGCCCCACTTCCATAAATCACAACGCCAATAAACTTCCCGTCTTCCCATGCTCCAACCTTGGAAAGTTTCGATTTCGGCACGCATTTGCTGTAATGCCAATTCTCGCAGGCATACTTCGCAGCTTCATGCGTCGCCCAATCTATGCGAAGATTAGCCTTGCCCATGTTCCCTCAGATCAAAGTCTTGGCCACAATGCGGACATTGAACCATCTTCGGCGCAAGTTCATCTAGCTTGCCTTGGTCATCTTCAGTTCCTGGTTCAAAGTTTGGTTCATCAAACAATGCTGTTAGCTCGCCAAGCTCAAACCCCGTTATCGTCAGATCGAAGCCTTGGCTGTCCAAATCCTGCAATTCGACTTTCAACAATTCGTTGTCCCAGCCTGCGTCAAGCGCAAGGCGGTTGTCAGCGATGACATAGGCGCGGCGCTGGGCATCGGTGAGGTGCGATGCTTCGATCACTGGCAGATCGGCCAAACCCAGCTTCTGGGCGGCCATGACGCGCCCGTGGCCTGCGATGATGCCATTCTGTCCGTCCACGATGATAGGGTTTAGAAAGCCAAATTCGCGGATGCTGGCGGCGATCTTATCCACCTGTTGCGGCGAGTGAGTGCGGCTGTTTCTGGCATATGGGACGAGCGATGCCACTGGAACGGTTTTATATAGGGGAAATGGGTTCACTGTTTTCTCCCGGAACAGACCTGCCACTGTTGGCTTGGCATGATACGCCTGCTTGCTTTGAAAATAAAGCCCATCCCCAAAAGAGAAGCCTATCCCCAAAAGAGAAGCCCAGCCGAGGGAGGGTCAGCTGGGCCAGTTGCGGACAGGCGTGTCCAGCAGGGAGGTCGTGCGGGGAGTGTAGCACGTTATCGCTTGACCGCCAAATACGAAAACAGCCCCGGCCCAGCGCGTTTGCAGAACAGGAACACGCGGGCTTGCGCCTCGGCTTGTGCTGCGTCTTTGCGGTGCGGCCCAGAGCAGCTTTTGCCGACGCTGTAGACGATCCTGTCCCCCTTCTCCGCCTCTGCCAGTGCGGCCCAGAACTCGCCCTGTTTGCGGTCGCTAATGTCGATGGTGGTCATGCTACCCGCCAAACATTCAACTGATTGTTTATCGTTTTAGTTTTGAACCGCTTGTTTGCCTTGCTGGCGTATGCGTGAACTGTGACCGTAGTTTTCGCATTCGGCCTTCCCATGTCCCCAACGTCGAGAACAATCCTATCTCCAACCTCCATTTCTTTCCACGGCCAGTCAGGCCGCGATCCGTAGCGAACAGGCTCCGAGCCATCAGCCTTGAAAAGCGTATACATATCTGTCCCTCCATCATTGTATAAAAACAATAAAAAGTATTGCATTCGCGGTCAACTAGAAACTTCCCATCTGATGGAGAGAGATACCTAGAAAAGTATCGCTAATGTATCGCTGATTTCTAACTTGTAAGCCTTTGAATTATTTCAATTATTATTCTTATATAGATAAGTAGAAGTAGTAGTAGATGGGGTGGAAGAAGAAGAGACCCCTTATAGGGGCCTCTTCACGGGCCGACTTATGTGTGTCCCTAGGGCTACTTAAGAAAAACTCTAATTAAGGCGTTTTTATTATAAATTTCAAACACTTACTAGTTAGAAGCAGCTCTAACTAACGCTCTACTTAAGCGCATCACGGCACAAACCATAGGTCAATCACATTCCCAGCGCGCTTGCGCCTGCCATCCTCACGGCGGATCATACCAGCGCGCAGCATCTTCGACAGAATAGGCTCCAAGGCCTCAATTTTGATCTTCATCCTGTTGGCCAGCACCTTGGTTGATGCGCCTTTCTCTGGGTCGATGTAATTGATGACCCGCGCGGCGATGGCTTCCTCTGGGCGGTCCTTGGAGTTGTCGTTGGCGAAGACCAGCTTGATCTTGGCGTCCAGTTCGGCGCGGACATAGGCGAAGGCCCAACGCACATGCTCGGCGGTTCTCTGCGCCGTGGGGATGGCGAGGATAAAGCTGATCTTGGCGATCAACTCATAAGCCCGCCTGATCATCGCCACGGACGCCTCGCCAGTGTTCTCGCCCATCTCCTCGGCATAGGCATGCAGCCACTTGGAAACCTTGCGGAGCATTTCGCTGGCGTCGTCGTCGGTCTTCACAGGCTCACGGTCGCCGGAATATTCCACGCGGCCAGATCCCGATGTCATGATGTCGAAGTTTCCGCCGTGGAAAATCTGCGCCAGCTTCATGGCGAGGTTCTCAGGCATCGGGCGCTTGCGAAAGCCCTCCCGCTCCTCTGGGTTGTTGTCCGTCTCAGCCACGATTATCGCGCGGCCCACGAAGCCCTGCGTGGCTGTCTCGCCGTCCATGATCTGATCGAAGGTTCCCGGCGTGGTGAAGCCAACCACCGACAGAAACGGGCGGTCAAGCCCCTCGTCCACCATTCGCAGCATACGCTGGGCGCGGGCGATTAGATCATCTCGGCCATCGTCCTCGGCCTTCGACAGCATGGCACCAAACAGCTTGCGGAGTTCGCGCTTGGTGTCGCCTTGCAAAAGCATTCGGCTGTTTGCCTTCGAATAACCCGACATGATCGCGCCGAACACGCTTTCAAGGTAAGCCGCGCCACCGCGCCGCTGGGCGTTGCGGACCTTAATCAGAAAAATCCCGATTTCATCGATGATGTAATATGCCGCCTGATGCTCGATCAGGTTCCGCATGATCTCCTGTTCGGACTTGATCCCGCCTTGCAGCGCGTAATGCACACCAGCGGCGATGTGCAGGTCCGTGAGCGCCTGCATGACCGCCTCCTTGCCAGTGGCCGACGCAGCCACGGCAAAGGCCAGCAGGTTCGCTGTAACGCCGTCACGCATGTCCTCATGGCGCAGGCCACCGATGTTGCCTATGGCCGCCAGAGCGGACGCCACGGCCAGCCTGCGGCGCGGGTAACGGCATTGGCTATCGATCCACGCGGCGACATCCCCAACGAAGCCTGGGGGCGTCAGAAGGTCGATGCCATCAAGCTGGAAGGGCGGGGGAAAGCGGTCGTTGCGTTCTGGGGCTTCCGGCGCGGGCGGCGCGAAGTCTTCGGCGCTAAATTCATCCTGAGAATAGGTCTGCGAGGATTGCCCGAACTTGGCCCCGTTATAGCCAGCTTCGAAATCCGAAAAGTCGTCGGCGCTCATTTTTCCCTGTCCTCTGTTTGTTTTGCCGCCCAAGCGGTGAAAGCCTTTTGCTCCTCCGGCGACATCCGCCGAAACAGCGCGCCAGCTAGGCGCTTTATCTGCCGCGATGCAAACAGCGCATACCCGCCGCTCATGCCACCAAGGCGGTCAACGGCGGCCAAGGCATAGCATTCCAACTCACCGGGGTGCGCGGTCTCCACCCAGAAGCGGGCATCTTCGCGGGCGTTGCCATCGACCAGCGACAGCATAGGCATTCCCGCCCCGTTCATTTGCAGCCAATCGTAACACGCCCAGCCAACAGCCTCTGGATCGTGGGCGGCCCACGCATCCAACTCATGGATGGCCCTCGTAGCAATGTGCGATGCGCGCCACGCAGCGAAATCGCCGTCCATCACCGACCAATCCTGTCCCACTGGTTATCAAAATATTCCGACAGCGCCTCTAAGGTGCGGAGCGTCGGGTTTTCGTTGCGGCCATCGCGGATCGACGCCAGCGTGTTGCGATGCACGCCAGTCTTCCTTGACACAACATCCAGCTTTCGGTCCTCCAAGCACCACCGTATTTGGGCCAGGGTCATCATTCGCAAATCCTCCGTTTTGTGCGTTATCGCCCTCTTGACATACGGCGGCGCACAATGCAATGTCAAGTCACCGGGTTGAGAGCCTGTCCCGGTCAGGCGCGGCACAAGGTGCCAAATATGAAAGGAAGCCTTCCATGTCCATCATGGAACTAGCCCGCAAGCCGGTTGATCGGCCTGTGATCGTGACTGTGTGCGGCGATGCCGGACGCGGCAAAACCAGCCTAGCGGCTGCGTTTCCAAAGCCGATCTTCATCCGCGCAGAGGATGGGATGCAGGCCATTCCCGCAGACAAGCGCCCCGATGCGTTTCCGCTTCTGCAAAACGCCACGCAGCTTTGGGAGCAAATCACGGCGGTGATCCACGAACCGCACGACTACCAAACGCTAGTGATCGACAGCGTGACCGCCCTTGAGCGGCTGTTCGTGGCCGATGTGCTGGCGCAAGACCCGAAGGCCAAGAGCATCAACCAAGCCCTCGGCGGATACGGCGCTGGCACGGCTGCGGTGTCTGCAATGCACCAGCGTGTTCGCAAGGGCGCGGGGCTGGCAAACGAAAAGCGCGGGATGCATGTGGTCTTCGTGGCCCACGCGGACGTGGAAACGCTGAAACTGCCGGACGTTGACGATTACATGCGCTGGACGCTGCGCCTGCCACCAAAGTCGCAGCCGCCTTACACCGACGACGTGGATGTGGTCGGGTTCCTGCGCCTTGTGACCTACACGAAAGGCGAAGACGGCGACCGCAAGAAGGCGATCAGCACGGGCGACTTGGAAATGGTCGTCCACGCAACGGCGGCCAACGTCTCAAAGAACCGCTACGGCATCACCGAACCGCTGGACTACCGCCTCGGTGAGAACCCGCTGGCAAAAGTCATCCCGTCGCTTGGCGGGGCTAAACCTCAAACCGCAGAACAGGAGTAATTAGCATGGGTTTTTGGGATCTTTCCGACGGCCAGAACGCCGCCAACACTGGCACCGAATACGAGGTGCCGTCCGGCAATATGGACCCGATCCCGGCTGGGTCGTCCGTGCTTGCCATGATCGATGAGTGCAAGTGGGAGATGAAGCAGACGGGCGAGGAGTTCATCTCCGCGCGCTGGACGGTGCTTGCGCCTGAGCAATACAAAAACCGCAAGGTTTTCCACAAGATGTGGGTTTTGGACTTGGACCCCAGCGCCAAGGACGAAGCCGCAGGCCTGAAAAAGCGTGACAATGCGCGCAAGATGCTTTCGGCCATCGACGCAAACGCGGGCGGAAAGCTGACCGCAAAGCCGGGGCGGCCCACGAATGACGATCTGCTGCACCTGACCAACAAGCCGATGGTCTGCACCATGATGGAATGGGAAATGCCTGACACGCGCAACGGCGGCACGATGCGCGGCAACTGGGTTTCGGCGGTGGCGTCCAAGGGCAACAAGGACATCCACATTGCGGACGCAAAACCGCGATCTGCCGCGGCTGGAAGCAGCGCAGCACGGCGCGATGACTTCGGCGCGCCCGCTGGGAACGCATCCGCCGGGGGATATAGCAAGCCCGCGATGATGGATGACGACGTGCCGTTTGCCCCGGTCTGGTTGATCTAAGCCGGGACAAGTTGCCAGCGCCACGAAGGTGGAGAGCCGATTACCCTGAGCATTCAGAGGCGCGGCGCTGGCAACACCATCAAAACACACAGGAGAGCAGAATGGAACAGCGGACAGAAGAATGGTACGCAGCCCGCAAGGGGCGCATCACAGCGTCGTCAGTGGGTGCAATCCTTGGCAATGCGCCATACGCTACACGCGCCGACGTGATGCGCCGCATGGTGCGGGAGTGGGTGGGAGCGCCGGAAGAATTTGAAGGCAACATCGCCACAGAATATGGCGTGAAAAACGAAGCTGGCGCGCTGACGGAATATGTCTTGGAAACTGGGCTGCGCGTTGAGCCGATTGGGTTTGTGACGCGCGAGGATTGGGCTGGGTGCAGCCCTGACGGGTTGATTGGCGAAGCTGGCGGGCTGGAAATCAAGTGCCCCTTCGGGCTTCGCAAGGAGGACGCGCCTGCATTCAAGGCGCTGGCAGACCAGCCGCATTATTACGATCAGGTGCAGTTTTCGCTGTGGGTCACAGATCGATCCTGGTGGCATTTCTACCAGTGGTCGCCGCGCGGCACTGCGATGGAAAAGGTGATGCGAGACTATGAGTGGGCTGCGGTCAACCTGCCCAAGCTGCGCCAATTCTACGCGGAATATCTGGCCGAGCGGGAAGACCCAGCAATCCACTTGGAGCCGAAGCGCCCGGTCATCGACACGCCGGAAGCGCACCGCATCGCTGCGGAATACGACCAGATTTGCGATGCAATCGACCGCGCAGAAGAGCGCAAGAAGGAATTGCTGGCTGATATGGTCCGCATTTCTGGGGGCAAAGATGTCATCTTTGCAGGGCGCAAGCTGACCAAGATCGAAAAGGCCGGGGCGGTTTCCTATGCCAAGGCGATCAAGGCGCTGATGCCGGATGCAGACTTGGAAAAATGGCGCGGTAAAGCGTCCAGCTATTGGGTGGTCAAATGATGATGGCAAGGTTGACAGACGAAGAAGTAATGCGCCTGCCGATGGGAAAGTATTTTGATGGCGGGAACCTCGGCCTCTTTATTCGCGTAGATGAAAAGGGGAGAAGGTTTTGGGTCCAGCGAATTAATGTGAACGGAAAAAGACGAGAGATAGGGCTTGGCTCTATGCCGCTGACGACGGTTGCGATGGCAAGAGAAAAGGCCAAAAAAAACAAAATCGATGCGATGAACAGCATCGATCCTATTGCTGGCAAAAGAGAAGCAAATGCAGACAAAATCATTATTCGCGCATCTTTGCACATAGATGCGATTGATGGTGGCAGCCTGCAAATGATGGTGGACGAATATAACGAGCTAAGAGATGCCATACAAATGGCGGAAGAAAGGTGTAACGAGTTGTTGAAGCGCATCAGGGGGGCAACAAAATGACCCTGCGCCCATATCAACAGGACGCCGCAGATGCTGCGATAGAGTGGATGAAGCGCAGTGCAGCGCCGTTTATCATTGATGCGGCAACGGGGGCCGGAAAGTCGCACATCATCGCAGAGACCGCCCGCGTGATCCACGACATGACGGGAAAGCGGGTGCTGTGCCTCGCGCCCAGCGCGGAGTTGGTGATGCAGAACCGGGAGAAGTTCTTGGCCACTGGCAACAAGGCCAGCACGTTCTCGGCCAGCGCAGGGGCAAAGGAACTGCGTCATCCTGTGGTGTTTGGGTCTCCGCTGACGGTCAAGAACAAGATCAGCCGCTTTCAGCAGGAAGGGCCTAGCGGCTACGCGATGGTCATTCTCGACGAAGCGCACGGCATCACGCCGACGGTGCGGAGCATCATTGACGCAATGCGGAAGGCAAACCCAAACCTGCGCGTTTGCGGGTTGACCGCCACGCCGTATAGGCTGGGATCGGGGTGGATATTCTCAGAACACGACAACGGGCGCGTGAATGGCGAAGACACGGCGCGTGATCCGTATTTTGCTAAGTGCGTCTATAAAATAGACGCGCGCACGCTCATTGGCATGGGATACCTAACACCTCCCGTCATCGGGTCGATCAACGCCAGCGGATACGACACCAGCGGCCTTGCGCTAAACAGCAGGGGCCAGTTCGACGCAAACGCAGTGGATCGCGCCTATCACGGTCACGGGCGCAAGACGGCGGCCATTGTGGGCGACGTGGTGGCGCAGTCAGCAAATCGAAAGGGTGTCATGTTCTTCGCGGCGACGGTGAAGCACGCGCACGAAATCATGGCCAGCCTGCCGCCTGAACTGTCCGAGATCGTTACAGGCAACACGCCAAAGGCCCAGCGCGACAGCATCCTGAAGCGGTTCAAGGCGCAGCAGATCAAGTATCTGGTCAACGTGTCGGTGCTGACCACGGGCTTCGACGCCAGCCATGTGGACGTAATCGCCATCCTGCGTAAGACGGAAAGCGTTGGGCTGCTTCAGCAGATCATCGGGCGCGGGCTAAGATTGCATGAAGGCAAGACTGACTGCCTTGTTCTGGACTACACCACAAACCTTGAAGACCACTGCCCCGATGGCGATCTGTTCGCGCCAGTGGTGAAAGCCGGAAAGGGCGGCGGTGGCGAAGGCGGCACGACTTGCGAATGCCCAGCGTGCGGATATGAGAACGAGTTCACGGCTAATCCGCAGTATCTAGATTACCAGCGTGATGCGGCAGGGTATGCGGTAGATCTTGACGGCCAGCAGATCATGTCTGACTTCGGCCCGATCCCGGTGCATTTCGGTCGGCGCTGCCTTGGGCGCGTGCAGACAGGACGGCGCGGAGAATATGAACGGTGCAACTATCGGTGGACATTCAAGGAATGCCCGCACTGCCAATCCGAAAACGACATTGCGGCGCGGTATTGCACCGTCTGCAAGGGGGAAATCGTTGACCCGAATGAGAAGCTGCGCGCGGACTTCAAAGCCCTGAAACGTGACCCAACGCGCTGGCAGACGGATCGCGTCGTGAGCATGTCGGCATCGCCCAACATCAGCCGCAGCGGGAACAAGACCCTGCGCGTTGAGTGGGTGACGCCTTACAGGCAGTTTACGACGTGGGTGATGCCAGAGGCATCAAACTTGCGCGGGCAGGCGTCTTGGGCTGCGTTTGATGGGGCTACGCAAGGCGGGACCGTCGCGCCGAATACCATTACATATCGCAAGGACGCGGATAGCGGCTTCTTTGAGATCCGCGCGTATAACAGGCCGGAGGACATTGAGCCGGAGGCCCCAAGCATCGAGGACAAGAAGACATATGCGGCTCAGTGATTTTCAGGACATCGCCCAAGATGGCGTGCTGACGTTTGGCGACTTGGCATTTCGCGGCAAGTGTCCGCCGGAGGAGCAGGAGCAAATCACCTTCTTCGGCAGGCTTAGGCGCATACACCCAGACACATGGGGCCGAATAGCATTGCACCCACGCAATGAAGGGCTGCGCGTTGGCGGGCAGTTTGGCGCGGTGTCTAAGCACAAAGCGGAGGGAATGACGCCAGGTGCTGCTGACATCATCATCCCGGCGCGGGTCGCGTTTGTCTGCGAATTGAAACGGCGCGATCCGACGATTGGCAAATGGCAGGACGGGCAGCGTGAGTATCTTGCGGCATCTGCTAAGGCTGGCGCATTTGCCTGCGTGGCGCTTGGCTGTGACGCGGCGTGGCAGGCGTTTGAAGCGTGGCTGGCGGCCAGCGACCTAGGCTAGCTTGCGGCCATATATGGCTTCTAATTCCGTAAGCCTGCGTTGGATAGCGGCCTTGGCTTCATCATCAAGCCGACCGTCTCGGTGCAGTTGCAGCATGTATCCTTTGAGTTCATCGACCCAAAGGATTGTTGCCACTTTCTCCGCGTGGCTTAGGTCTTGCCCGCGCGCCGAAACGCGCAGGCAATGCCATTCAGGCTTTGTGCGGCTAATCGCCATCACAGCGCCCCTTCGCGCAGAGGCTTGATGGGGGTTGGCTTCGGGATGTGGGCTTCCGTGGCGATCTCGCCGCCGCAGGCCATGTATCCACAGCCATCAATCCAGTTTTCGGGATTGGCGATGTTGCCCTTGGCGCGGGCCAGCTTGAACAGCGTCATCATCACGGCCACGTCGGACGCGGTGATTTTCAGGTCAAGATGCGCGGACCAATAGGCCGCGATCAGGCTGAAATTTCTTTCTGCGCTTCCGTGAGTTTCCGCCCTGTCGACTGTCACGTATTGCTTGGCGGTGTCGAGGATTTCGGCGCGGTTCATTTCCAGTTCTCCTCATCGCGCACGGCTTCGACGCCGCTGATGTCCGCCAGACGTTCCCGGTAAACGGCGGCGGGAATGCCCCTGCCATTGA